CGACCTCACCGGTCATGTCGCCCTCGACAACAGTCTTATCCAGATGCTCATAGTATGTACGGATAAACTCCTCAAGCAGATCGTAATACAGCACCGCGTGTGATATCCTTCCATCGCACAAGTTCGCGGCCTTAACCGCATCATTTCGGTCGCAGCCGACGCTCATCAATAGCTTGACCATACGTTTTCTTTTCATTTGACGCACCCCAGTTTCCTTTTCAACCACGCCCATAAGTTGCACCACGGGTGATCCGACAGCCATCTACAGACTGATGCGAGATGCACGGATGACTCTTGCTCACATGTCAAATCATGCCGCAGCACTGCCATTTCACTGTTCGCCTTTCCCAGCGCCGCCTCAGTGTCGGCGAGCTTTGTGCGCAGGTCCTTGCTTTCCGCAATCGCCGCATCCCTTTGATTGGTCATCGTCTCAACATTTACGCGCTCACGGCGCAGCTCCTCAGCGTCTTCTTTTATCCTTTGGCGCTGTACCTCCGTAACGTTGAAGGCGTTGTTAAACCGTCCATGCCAATATTCTGCATTACCCGTTGCGTCTCGCGCTTGATCGCGCAACTCATTTTTCTCGGCAACACACTTGGCAAGCGCGTCGTTCTGTTCTTCAATCCGTTTACTTAGCGCGGCGATCTCCTCGTTGGCCCCTGCATTGGCCTGCCACGCCGTTTCCAACATGTTGAGCATTTGTTCCTTCGTGGTCTTCTTCAGGTTGATTTTTTGCATGTCAATCTCCGTCCATCTTCGCGCCGCAATGGCAATACGGCTGTCGTCTACTCTCTACTCTGCCGCAACGTGAGCATCGGTAATATCGTTCCGGCATGATGTGGTCACCGTCCAAGAATGAGACCCACCGCGCGTGCACCACCGGCGCAACGTCAGCGGCTGGAATTCTGTAAAAGTCCTCCGCCAAATCGTTATAGGCGTCTGCGTAGATTCCGCTTTCCCCGCCAAGCTCTTCAAACGCTTTTTGGCATTCTTCCGATTGCTCGCGGATATAAGCGATTGCCGCCTTGCGGCTTATGTATTCATCCATCTTTCATCGCCTCCTCTGTCCGTTCAAACCTGATTTTCATTTGTGCCGGATACAGGTCAATCTCCGGCCTGCGCTTTCCTGTCCACCGTAGCCCGCCAGCTTGACCTACGCACTTCCACCCGGCAGCCCGCAGGCTGGCCCCGTTTTCCGTGTCCAGAATATAGGTCACAAGCCGCTTGTAGCCCATAGCCCTTGCCGCTCTCCACGCAGCCGAATAAAGCATAGAGCAGGCGTTGCGGGTGCCGTCCGTGCAAAGGCGGTTGACCTCCAGCGTCCACCCATCGTCAAGGTGGCGTGCCACTGGACGTCCCACGATAGCCACGCCCACGATTTTCTCCCCGTCTGACAGGCCAATGGAAAACTTATGCCCTACCACAGGCCCGTGGTGCCGGTGGTGCTGCTCAACGTATGCGTTGGCCTCCTTGAGTGTCATTGGGCAGAGTTCAAGCATCCTTCATCGCCTCCAATGCTTTCTCCGCCTCCTCGCGGGTAAGGAATACGGTCTTGCCAAACGCAGTAGCAGTAACCCCGTACTGCTCTCTCAGCCCATTTTTTGCCGAAAGCACAAAAGTTGTTCCAACGTTCCCAATATTCACAAAGTCAACCTTGCATTCCCTTGCACATTTTGCGCCGTCAAGACTAGACCACACCGTATCACCCACCTTGCACGGCAACACCACCAGCCGCCCGTCCTTGTCAGCTTTCAACAGCTCCCGAATCCGTTCTGCCTTTGACGTGTCATCGCTAAAGGCAGCTTCGATGATGACCTTCGCGTTTTCGCACTGCTCCGGCGTCATCCTCGTGTCTAAATACTGACGCAGTAACGGGCAGTGCGCCGCCGGAACCGCCGTGCAGAATCCGCCGATCGCAGTACAGTTCCCATTGTCCGTATGGCGAAAATTGCAACGCAAGCAATTGATCTTTCCCATCACTCCTCCTCCGGCCCATCCGGCAGCGGCCTCCAGTGCGTAACTGTTACCGGCTCCCCGCGATAAATCCACCGCCCATCGCTCAGGTGAACACACAAACACGGATTAAAAAGTGAATATTCAGAATCGTTTTTGACTATACCCAAAACAACTTTTGACATTCCTCCTCCTTCTTCAAATTCTTCGACCTCCGGCAGCCGCGCCGCCACCGGCACCCACTTCTCCCGTTCCTGCAGCACCGCGATCTCCTCGGCGTAGCGCGCGCAGCGGTCAGTCAGCTTCTCAATCAGATCCGCGGCCTCTCGCATAATTCGGCAGCCGTGGACGCCGCAGTCGTGCTCGCGTCCGCAGCCCATGCAGGCCAGCGAGCCCGTTTCCACTTTTAAGCGCCGCATCACGGCCAAAATCTCTTCTGTTTTCATTTTGTCCTCCTCGGCCCATAGCCTAACTGTTTGATCTCCGGATAGCGCTCCGTAAACGAGTAAAATTGATTCTCACCGATATAGCTGAGCGTCGCCCGGTCAAGCCTTTCCTGGTAGACGTCTGACTCCTCGGTGCTTTGCATCGCCGGGAAGTAGACGTCATACGTCTCGCCCCACTTTTCCGCGAGGCGGCTGAGGCGGTCATAGCCCCAGCCAAAGTCCTCGTGCATCGTGATCAGCAGCGTGTCCAGCATGTACTGCTTCATCGTCCGCTGCATCACGTCCAACAGCATCTGCGTTCTCGCGTCTCTCTGCTGCAAATACCCGGATCGCTTCATTTTTCTCCTCTCTGTCTCTCGCTGATCAGCAGCCAGCTGTCGCATTTGCACTCGACGATATCCTGCACCGAGATCCCCGCGTCGGTCGAGACGAAAGGGTACTGGTCGCTTGCGCTGCCGCCGCACCGCGCCGTTAGATAGGCGCTGCCGCCTAACCCCGTGGGATAGCTCAGCACGACCAACGCGCCTTCCTCCGGCCAGTGCTCCGCATCCAGCGGCAACCATCCCGGCAAAATCACCGTCTTATCCTGCTCTGGATCATCGGTCAGACCGCAAAGATAATCCATCGTCGTGCCGAGCGTCAGGGCCAGCTTGGGCAGCGACCCTGCACCGGCAAGGCTGTTGTTCTCCCACGCGCTGTAGGTGCCGGGGTACTCGCCGATACTTTCGGCGAACTCCTTGCGCGTCAGTCCGGTCGCCTCGCGCAGCGCCTTGACGCGCTCGCAGAATTTTGGGGTCATATTTTTGAGCCGTGGGTCGTCTGCTGCCGGATTTCGGGGCACGGCAGGCTCCGGTTCCTTCGGCGGCCGTTCGATGACCACAAAGTGGCAGGCGGTAGAGCAGGTGTCGCGGTTAAGACATTCACGGCAGCAGCCGGCACAGCGCCACTCGCCATTGCGATAGTGGTCGGCATACATCCTCGTGGCGTTCGGGCAGAAGCCGCCGGTATCCGGGCACTTATGCTTGCAGCAGGTCCAACAGGTCCGGAACTCGCGCACGTTGTTGATCGACCATGTGCGGCAGTGGTCAATAATCCAGTCGAGCAGCCGGTACTGCGTCTCGTCGTCCATGCGGGCGATCTCAAGTGCCGCGGCCTCGGGCAGCTCGCCCTCCTCCCACTTGCGCACGATCCCCGGGACCTTGAGCCCGCGCTTGATCGCGCTGAGGTTGGCGAGCTTGGTCTTGTTGACCTGCATCGCCTCGGCCACACGGTCGCGGATGCGCCCCGGAAGATCTTCGCCCGCCTCGCGGCGCTTAATGTAAATTTTCGTCAAGCGCTCTGCCTCTTCTGCCAGCAATGCAGGGGACTTCACGCGCTGTCGGTTGGCCTCGATCACGGCGCAGAGCTCCTGCTCCTCCGTCATCGCCGGCAGCACGCGGCAGAGCACGGTGAAGAACTGCTTTGCGACGTCCTCGTTCCGGTTCGCCGCGAGCAGCCGCAGCGCCGCCATGCGGCTGTGGCCAGAAATCAGGCGGTACTTGCCGTCCGTGCCCGGCACGACGGTCGGAGGCTCCAGCAGGCCATTCGCCTGAATAGATTCCATCAGCTCGGCAAGCTTTCCGTTGTCTGGTCTCGGGTAAAAGTTCAGCGGATTGTCAAGGATGTCATCGACCGCGATCTCCCGCGTCGTGTCCGATTCGGGTACGCCCTCAACCGGCGTGAGGAACTCGCTCATATCAAACTTACCCTTAGCCATTGACCGCGCCTCCCTTGCTCAGATACTCCCGCGTGAAATCGTGATACGCCTTTGTCGCGGCATCCTTGGGCGCGTACCCTCTCAACGTCTTGCTCGCGTTGAGGTTGGACATGCTTGCCGGCACGGAAGCCCGCAGCGGGATCGCCGCCTCAAATGCCGGAATGCCGCTCACGCGCAAGGCCTGCTCTGCGGCCTCCTGGATGCGCGTGCTGCGCCGTTTGGTGATCAGCGCGCCCGCGATACGCAGCCGCGAATTGACCGTGCGCATGTTGGCGACCTGGCTGCGGATCTCGCCCGCGCCGTGGAGCGAGAACCCCTCCAGCTCGACGGGAATGATGATCTCATCCGCAGCGCCCAGCGCCGCCACCGTGGCCGCATTGTAGGCGGTCGGGCAGTCGATGAGGATATAGTCTGCGCCCTCATCCTCTGCCACAGCAAGGCAAAAATCACGGATGCCGTTTTTTGCCAGCCGCTCGCCGGTCAGGGCGGCGATGTCCGCCTTCGGCAGCTCTGCGCTGGCCGGGACGATCTTCACGCCATCGACAGGCGTATCCTGCACCAGCTCATCCCAGCAGCAGCCTGTCTCACCGGTCAGCACCTCATAGGTCGTGCCGCCGTGAATCGTGTCCGCGCGGAAAATGTCGCTCAGATTGCACTGGCCGTCCGCATCCATCACGATGACGCGCTTTCCCGCGGCCGCGAGCTCGGCCGCGAAGTTGATCGTCGTGACCGTCTTGCCGACGCCGCCCTTGTAGTTCATGATCGCAATCGTTTTCATTTCGTCCTCCTGTTTTTTCTATTTCCGCAGCCGCTTGGCTGTCTCGTACTGGTAATTCCCGATGTCTTCATACTCTTTTTTCGCGTCCTTGATTTTCGCATTCGTCGCATCAAGGTTCGCTTTCCATGCGAGATAATCAGGGCATTTGTCCTGACACGCCGGATGACGGCGCTCGCACATGTAGCACTTGCTGTTGACTTTCTTTCTCATGCGCCGCCCTCAAAATTTGAAGCACTCGCGCATCGTGTACCCGAAGACCTGCGCCTCCACCAGGAAAAAGTGGTGCAGCTCGTTGATCCACACGATTTTGCCGCGCACCTTCTTCCGCGCTCGCGTGCTCTTTGGGTTCTCCCTGCCGTCCAGATTGCAGTACGCGCAGGGCGTCCAGGCGATCGGCTGTCCAATATACGGCATGATGTTTCTCCTTTCTCTACCGGCGCTTTGCGCCGCTCATGCGCTCATTGCGAGCATTCCGCTCGACGAGTTTCTTGTCTTCCTCGACCTCGCGTGCCGATGTCATCGTCATCGGCGTAAAGGTCTGCTTGTCGCCATCGAACCACAGCAGCGTCCGCAGCAGCAGGCCCTCTTTGTTCTTCACGATCCGCAGAAATCGGGACGTTGTTGGGTTATAGTCCCCGCCCTCGACGGGGCGGTAGATCATGAAGATCATGTCCGCGTCCTGCTCCAGCTGGCCGGACTCCTTGAGGTCGCTCATACGCGGCTCATTCTGCTGCGGCTTGCCCTTTTTGGGCGTCACGGCGCGATCCTCGCGCGTCAGCTGCGCCAGCTCGATCACGAGCTTTTTCCGGCTCTGGGCGAAGGCGTGCAGCTCGCGGGAGATCTCCGCCACCTGCTCACTGCGCATAATGCGCGTCGAGCTTGGCCGGATCAGCTGCACGTAGTCGATAAAGATCACGTCGAAGTCAAACGCCTCGGCCGCGCCGGTAATATCGCTGACGCTCCACCCGGCCGCCTCGATCAGCGTAAACTTGAGCGCGGATGCCGAGGCGCTCTTGGCCGCGAACCGCTCCCAGTCCTTGTCCGTCAGCTCTCTGCGTTTGATGGCCGTAAAGCTGATATCGTTCAGCGCCGCGACTACGCGGTCAGTTACCTTGCGCCGGTCAGTCTCCAGCGAGAAGAATCCCACGCGCCACTCCCGCGCCATCCGCAGCGCCATCTGGAGGGCCAGCGCCGTCTTGCCGTCGCTCGGATACCCGCCGATGATGACCACGTCGCCCGGCTGCGTGTATGTACCGGCGTCCACCTCGGCGAGACCATAGCGGACATATCGCACCGGATCTTTGGCCGTCTGGCGCGCCGCAAAGTCCTGTATCATGTCCTCCATCGTGTAGGCCGTGATCTGCCGCCCGCCGCTCCGCTCCTGCTGGAGCTTCGCCGCCAGCTCGCGGCACTCCTGCGCTGTGCCGGCTGCGGCCACCTGCATCGCAAGCTCCTGCATGCGCCGCATGCTGGCCTGCTCGGCCATGATGGTGGCATACTCGCGCCAGTTGGCGCTGGTCGTCGTGATCTCAAGCAGCTGCGCGAGATACTCGCTCGACTCCTTGCCGACCTTGTCGCGGATCGTCACCGGCGTCACCGGCTTTGCCCGCAGATACAGGTCGCGGGCCGCGCGGAAGATCTGCCGGTTGATCTCAATGCGGAAGTCCTGCTCGCGGACGGCAAACAGCACGTCCTTGACGATCTCCGGCGCGGCGACCATCGCGCCGATGACCGCGGTCTCGGCTTCCAGCCCCGGCTGCACCTTCGTCGTGTTTGCCATACTCACACCCCCCAGCCGAGCGGCAGCGCTGCGCTGCCCTCGTTCTCGACCGGCGGCATTTCGTCAGGCTTAAGCTCAAAGACAGTCAGCCAGTTGTACGTGATGGCCTTGCGCAGCATTGCGAGTTTTACCTCGCGCCGCCCGTCCGACAGTCTGTCCAACTTGCGGAGAATGAGCTTCATCGCCGCATCGGTTACAACGGCTTTCTTTCGGTTGACCTTGATGCGATTCTCCAGCAGCCCCATGATCGCCTCGCGCAGCTCATCGTCCTCGCCGCAGTAATCCACGACGCACTTTTCGACCTCCGCGGGGGTTATAGGGGTTTGATTCTTTCTGTCTTTGGTTCTTTTAGTATTTATTTGGGTCGGAAAACCCGATGACGGTTTTTCCCGTTGTCGGGTTTCACCGTTGTCGGGTTTCCCCGACAACGGTGGCGCTTCGTCCTGCAAAACGTAGACATTACCGGCAAAATAACCGTTCTCGTCGTGCGTCTGCTCGCGGGTTAAGTACCCCACTTTTTCCAGCTTTTCAAGCAGCCTGCGGATGGTATCCTTGCTCACGCCCACATAGGCCGCGAGGCCCCTGACAGAGTATTGCCACCCGTCCGGCAGGCCGACCATAATGGCAAGCAGTCCGCGCGCGTCCAGCGGCAGGCGCTTGTCCTCAATGGCGCTCTTGTAGAGCACGGTAAAGCGCTGTTTCCGGCCGGACTTGATTCGGCTCTCGCTCATGTCATCGCATGGCCGCGTGTCTTTTTCTTCCGCCATGTACATCTCCTCCGATAATCTCGACAAAGTCCACAAACTTCGTCACCAACGTACCCACGCCGACGAATGTAAAGAAAATCGCCCATCCGCTCATCGTGCATACACCCCCTTTGCCAAAACGGGGCTTGCATTTCCGCGTGAGTATGATATACTGTTCTTGCAATCGTTTTCAGACTCGAACCTCTGAGAACATGAACGCTTCGACGTGCCACCGTCGGGGCGTTCTTTTTTTGCGCCGTCAGCGTAGATCACTTGATAGGCCGCGGCAATGGTCTCGCGCAGCTCTTGCACGATGACGTCGAATTCTGATCGCTCGCTCTCGTCGATCACGCCGTCCTCGGCGATGCGCAGCAGCCCGTTGATGCAGTCCGCCGCGTCTCGCAGCCGGTTGGTCAGTGTGATCGTCGCCTGCGGCAGGGGCTTTGTCTCCACCTCCGGCAGCACGCCCAGCTGATCCGTCGCGCGGCTGTGCTCCAGCGCGAGCCACGGCAGATCGTAGACCTCAACCATCTTTGCGACCACGCCGTCCGGTGGCACGCGTCGGCCGCTCTCATATTGTTTCAGACTTTCCGCCGAAAGTCCAAGCCGCTCGGCTGCCTCTTCCTGCGATAATCGGGTAGCCTTTCTTGCCCTTTGGTATAAATTTTGGTATTTGGGATGCATGGATATTTTCTCCTTTCTGTGCTATGGTTTTACCAGGTTGACATCCACCGTGCCAGAGGCACAATGGGGATGATGTACCGTCTTCCGACCTTCTTGACGGGGAAAGTCTTGTCGTTGAGCAGCGCCATGCGGTCGACGCACAACAGCTTTTCGCTTTGTTCCATCGTCAGCACCTCCTGCCCCTCGTAGCGCTCGCGCAGCGCTTGCAGCTGGTCGCGAAAATCCTCTCGCTCTCGCGGCATGTTTACTCGCTCCTTTCGTCTCGATAAAGATCGTTGATCGTGCACCCGAGCAGCTGTGCGATCTGCGGCAGCGTCTCGGACGACGGCGCGTTCACGCCGCGCTCCCAGGCGCTCACAGTCTGCACCGTCACGCCCAGATGCTTGGCAAGGTAGCTCTGGGAGACGCCCTTGCGCTCGCGCATCGCCTTGACATTCAGTTTCAGCAAAATATCGGCTCCTTTCTTCCTCTTGATTTTTTCGCCGTGCCGTGATACTCTCTAAATTGTAAATTGATACCCAGTCAAAAAGAAAAAGAACGGGGGAGCGAGGACGAGTCGAACGCCCTTCTGGCAGTGGAGGAGACCATCCAAGCGATAGCCCAGGGAGAGAAACAGCAAGAGTATCCAATCATTTGCCGCGCACCGGCCGCTCCGTATTCAATTCCTAAACTGTAAATTTATGATAAATCGGATTTTTCCGATTGTCAATACCGCAATCGGACTTTTCCGAAGTTTTGTCTAATTGTCCAATTACATATAGGTAGGTGATCCCCATAGAAACAGAAATCTTTGTGCAGAATGTCATAAAATACTGCGACATCAAGGGGATTAAGCCAACTATTGCGTGCGCAGAGAGCGGAGCCGGAAAAGATTTACTTGGACAGCTAAAAAATCGCGGGACGATCCCGTCTGTCGCCAAGGTGCAGCTCCTCGCGCAATACCTCGGCTGCACCGTCTCCGACTTGCTGGGTGAAAAAGCAACGAGCAGCCCGCCGTCCGAAGACAGCGAGCTGCTGCAAAAGATCAGCGCTCTTGCACCGGAACGGCGCAAGCAGGCGGAAGAATATCTGGACTTTTTGATAACTCAGCAAGGAAATCAGTAAACCGCGCCCGGCTCTCGGGCGTCAGCTGACGGAGCTTGTCTTGGATGCGCTGGAGATCTGCGGACTTGCCGCAGTCATTTGGCTCATGCATGATAGGTCCCTCCGTTAAAAAAATCGCCCTCTCCGCCTCTGCAACACCGAAGAGGGCGGCAGGCTTGCGCCTGCACCATCATTGTACCAGCGCCGTCCGGCCTTTTTGGTCGAAACGGCTGGTAAATAAAAACGGTGCCCAAATCGGACACCGGAAAGGAAGCGTCACATGGGCAGACGATACCGCAAGAGCATCAAGCTCGGCCCGCTGCGAATCAATCTCTCGAAGTCTGGCGTTGGCTACAGCGTCGGCAATAAATTTTACCGCGTCACCAAAAAGGCCAACGGCGGCATGCGCACGACTGCGACGCTGCCCGGCACCGGCATCAGCGATGTCAAAGACTACAGCAAAGATCAGGTAGAGGAGGCGGCTCAAATGGCCCGCACAAGAAGAAAGAAAAAAGTTCCCGCAATTGTCAGTGGCGCGGCCGCGCTGTTGGTGCTCATCGGTGTCGTCACCGGTGACGGCGATGACGCGTCTAAGGATAAGGATGACACGCCCTCTACCCGTCAGGAGCAGACGGTCAAGCCATCGACTTCCACCAAGACCACAACGACCACCAAGACGGACACGACTACACCGTCCACGTCGACCGAGACCAAGACTGAAACGACCACGCCGTCCACACCAACCGAAACCCCTGCCCCCGCGCCTCAGCCGTCTACCAAGACGGACGCAAACGCGCAGGACTCCCAGCCCGCCACGCAAAACGAGCGCAAGGTTTATCGCACCAAGACCGGCAAGCGTTATCACTATGACTCACATTGTAACGACGGCGACTATTACGAGGTCACGCTCTCCGATGCTCAAAACGCCGGTCTGACGCCGTGCAAAAAGTGCGCGGGCGGCTGATATGGCCAAATATCCAAAATACTACGTCCGGCCGGACGGCCTGCATGAGACGATCATCCGTATCAACGGCAAGCGCAAAGCCTTCCGCGGCAAGACCGACCGCGAGGTCTGGGAGAAAGTCAAGGCGTTCGACCGCGCCGCCGCCGAGGCCGAGGCCAAACAGGAAACCATAGAAGCGACCACTTTTGCCTCCCTCGCGGATGCCTGGTGGGACGAGATCGAGCCAACGCTCGAGCACAACTCAACCAAAAACTACCGCCCTGCCCTCAAGCGGGCAAAGGACGAGTTCGGCGACTGCCAGGTCTCGGAGATCACCGCGCAGATGATCGACGCTTATATCCACGACTTTTCGGCCACTCGTGCCCGCAAAACGGCCGCGACGCAGTTGCAGATCATCAGGCAGATTTTGCGCTTTGCCGTTGTGCAAGGCGCATTGCCATATAATCCGGCCGAGGCGCTGCGCCTGCCCAAGGGCCTGAAAGTGACTTACCGCATGCCGCCGGACGAAAGCCAGGTCAAGCTTATCAAAGCCCACGCCAAAGATACCCCCTTCGGCCTGTTTGCGGCGCTGGTCTACTATACCGGCTGCCGCCGCGGCGAGGCGCTGGCCCTCACCGGCGCGGACATCGACCGCAAGGCAAAGCGGATCAGCATCACCAAATCCGTGTACTACGTCGGCAACCATGCGCAGATCAAGCAGCCGAAGACCGAAAAGGGCACGCGCGAGGTGCCGCTCCTCGACGCTCTCGACAAGTTGCTGCCGAAGCGCCTGCCCAAAGGCTACCTTTTCGCCGAGCCCAATGGTGAGCCCATGACGGACGACCATTTTTTCGATGCGTACAAAAAGTATCAACAGGCATCCGGCGTCACGGTTACCCCGCATCAGATCCGCCACGGCTACGCGACCGCACTTTACGAGTGCGGCGTTGACTTTAAGGCGATGCAGGCCCTTCTCGGCCACGCTCAGCTCTCCACGACGATGGATATCTATACCCACGTCCGGCAAAACTCCATCAAAGCCGCCGAGGAGAAAATGCAGGAGAATTTTTAATGCTCCTCCGCATGAACACACCCTTGAACACAGAATCCATTTTACCCTTGAAATTCCACAAGTTAAATAGAGTTCGAATCTCTCCTGCTGCGCCAAAGCGAAAAGCCTTGGTATTACTGGAAAAACCAGTGATGCCAAGGCTTTTTTGCGTTTTCTGAACGCTTTGTTACTGCCAGTTACAACCAGTTATAACCAGTTGTGTGAACACAGCCGCGAACACAGTCACGCGCCGCGATACATGTCCTGCAGGCGTCTGACGTCGGCAGCTCTCTCAATCTGTTTCTCGTGCAGATAGTCATAGATGGCTTTCATTTTCTCGGGCGGCTCGCCGTGCTCTTGCCGGTACTTCTGGATGACCGCCTCGACCTCTGCATGCAGCATGGTCATGTGCCGCATTTCTTCGCCGGAAAGATCGTAAAACATCTTCGCCAGCGCCGGACGCTCGTCCTTGTACTTGAGCGCGCATTTCGCGTATTTCTTCGCATCCTCGATCTCTTCGTCGACCATTTCCGACAGTTTTTCAATGAGTTTCATTTTTTTCCTCGCTTTCTGCGGTCGGCTTCGGCATTGCTTTTTTGATCTCAGCGATCGCCGCGTCGCCGATCTGATTGCCGATGCTGCGCCCTGTGGGCGTGGCCACCATCGCGCCAAGCAGCATCCCGATCAAGAGCTGCACCATCGCGCACCTCTCAGATCCGCTGCACGCGCAGCGCCACATTATTGACCGTAGCAGCGGCACCGGTGAGCACCAGCGTCAAAGCGGAGCCCGCAGCGCAGCAGACCTGACGCACAAGCGCCGGAATGCTGAGATCGACCGTGCCGTTGGCGGCAGCAGTCTCGGATGCAGTCGCGCCGGGAACGGCGACGCCGTCCTTGTAGAGTGTAACGGTGACGGTTCCGGCAGCGGTAGGCGTGACGGTAACTGAGGCGTCGACATCGTAGTAGCCTGCGCCGGTAATGTTGACAGCATTTCCGTTGAGCGCCACATCACAGCCGTAGCGGCGGATAAGGCTGCCAAGAGGGATGACACCGTCGACCGCGACTGCAGTGGGCGTCTGCATGGCAGCGTAAAGAGCGGATTTACAAGACATTGTTTTGTCCTCCATTCAAAAAATGGCGGGGCTTTTGCCCCGCCTGTTACCCGGCCATAGGGGCCTGCCATGTCCCCCAAGCGGGGAATATGGTATTAAAGGTTGACGTTGCCGTTGCAGCCGCAAGACGCGGGGATGATCTGGCCTGCGCCGGTCGAAGCCACGCCGTACAGCGCGGGCTTGGTCAGCATGCGGCCCTCGATCGCGTCCAGACGGCGGTTGAAACCGCAGCAGCAATCGGAGATCTTCGCCGCCAAGGCGTCCGTCTGCTCCTTGGTAAAGATCCCATTCTTGAGGCTCTGGTTCTCCATCTTGAGGTCTAAGATGGTCTCCTGCAGGCGCTGCTCATAGATGCGGCTGGCCTGACTGGTGATCGCCTCGGTGCTGGCGTTGATTGCCATGCGCGTGTCGTTGCTCTGCTGCTCGATGAGATACTGCGTGCGGGACGTGTCGATGATCCCCCGCTTTTCGACCTCGCAGTTGCTCACGCGGTTGCAGCCGGTGTCATTGACGGGATACGGCATATTGCCGCGGCCAAAGCCAAAGCCGTTGCCAAAGCCGCCAAACAGCGCCGTGATGACGATGATGATAAACAGTACCGCGAGCCAGCTCATGCCGGTGCTCTGATCGTTGTTCATAGTGCATTCTCCTTTCCTCAAAAAAATTATTCCAACGGCTATTTCAGCCGGGGGAATTTGGTTGAGCGCCCCGCTTTGCCCTTTTGCGGGGCCTGTGAGGCGTTCTGTGCGCCGCCGAGTATCTTGTTGGCATCGGAGCGCAAAGCCTCCGGCGTCGTACCGAGAAGGCCACACAAGGCCTTTGCTTGCATTGTGCGCCCGTAGCGCGCGTAGAGGCTGTTAGCGATGTTGGGGTCGATGCCGAGGCGGCGCGCCGTGCTCTGCACGCCCTCGAGCGTGTCAGCCGTCCCGCTGATCGCCTGCTCCGCTCTCGCCGCCGCGCCTTGCAGGTTTGCGGAAGGGAACATTTTCGCCGCTGCCGCTAAGAGTTGCTTGAGGTCCATTTTCCTTCAGCTCCTTTACTTGGTCCGAGAGGCCCTTGATGACCTCGGCCATGTCGCTCATGGCCGACTGCATCTCGCTCATCAGCTGCTCCTGCGTTTTTGGCGGCGTGATGACGCCAAGCTCGACGAGCTTGTCGTAATACTCCTGCGTGGTGGCTTCCAGCTCGGCGTATGCCGAGGTAGTCTTGCCGATGAGCTGCTGGCGGTTGCCGAAATAGTCGGCCTGGAAAATATCACCGTTGTCGATAACACACATCATGCAGTTTCCGCCGCTGTATCCGGCAATTGCAAACTGGTCCATGCGCGCGCACCTCCTTTTGTTGCCTCTATCATACCGTGGATCGCGCCCCGCAAATGGTCATCGTTTGGTCATTATTTGGTCAAAAAATATTTTGCAAAATCCTCTTGACAACGCGCTAATATTAGCGTATAATAAGCATGTAAACAAGAGAGGGGCAACACCTTGGGAGGATACAACAATGACTAAGACTTATGCTTGGACGACCGCAAGAGGCGCTAAGATCTCTGCAACGATCACCTCTAACCATATCACCCGCGAGACCGTTTATGCTGATGGCTGGAACGTCGAATGCGATTGCAGCAAGTACACGTACAGCGTGGACGAGCTCACCGTCAACGGCAAGCCGACCGAGCTTAAAGAAATGTGGAACGAGCGCGGTATCCCCTGCATCCTGATCGCCCGCAAAGGCAACGACCGCGTGCTGGCTGCTATCCCTGATGACATTGCCGCTGATATCTATGGCGAGGAGCGCGAAGAAAACAAGCGGAAATTCGAGGCTGCCAAGAAGGCCGAGGAAATCTACGACGCGCACTGTGAAATGATGCGCAAGGCCATGAGTTACTAATGGAGGCAAGATAACCGATATGCGAAAAAAATATGCCGACTGCAAGCAGGCTGACGGTGACTGCACGACGTGCTCGCTCGTCTCTTATGGCCGCGACTGCCATAACCGCGTGATATCAAAATTGGAATGGTCGCGCCGCATGGCCGAGCTGACGCAAGCCAGCCTTGCTGAGAGGTCCGGCGTGAACGTCCGCCAGATCCAGCGTGTAGAGCTGGGGGAGGCCGAAGCCGGGAACTTGACAGCCAGAAACCTGATTGCCATTGCCGACGTGCTCGGCGTAGATGCAAAATCTTTGTTATAACAAGGGAGTGGATCAAATGAGTAGCTTTTTTATTGCAAGCAAGGCCCAGGCGGAAGCGATCCTCGAAGAGTTTGAAAGGTGCTGCGACTGCGGTAGTTGCGGCTTGAACACCGCCGAAGGGTGGAAATGCAGTTACCTCGCGGAACGTGCCAAAGAATACCTGGAAAAGCACCGCAACAAGAAAGAATAAAAAAAGAGAGCGCCGATTAACCTCGGTGCTCTCTTTGTCCATCTGCGATTTTTTCGTATGCCCGCCTGCGGCAGCGGTTGACTGCCTCCGGCGACAGGTGCAGCGCTGCACACACTTGCGCGTAGCTCTTGCGCCGCACGTCGCACTCGATAAGGCATGCCATCTCATCGGGAGGCAGGTCATAAGATTGGATGTATGCTATAGCCCTGCGTGGGGCCATAGAGGATAGTTGCGCGCGGATCGCTCGGTGCTGACTATTCATGCCCGTGTAAGGCTTGCAGAGGCGCTTGCGCGTGGGCTTTCGCCGCCCGCTCCTTCCTGTGCCCAAATCGGACACCGTTATTTTGTTGATCTCTGGATCATCGTCACGACTTCCTGCCGCGTGATAAATCTCTGCGGCGCGCTGCCGTCCGTGATCTTTTCGGCCTTTGCCTTTTCCCAGTCTGCCTTTGCCCAGGTCGCCACGGGCTTCGTGCCGAGCTGCGCAAGGTAGTTGTCCATCATCTTGTTAAACGTTGCCTGATCCATGTACTCCTCCATTTCCGGCGGGTACTTGCCCGCCAAAATCATACTGCCGGAATATCTCCCGTGGTCATCCCACTGGATGTGCGGCTTATCGGGGAATTTCGTCCAGTCCCCGCCCCACGAAAAGCCCACCTGCTTGCCGATCTGCCCGCAGCGGGCGAAGAACGACGGATCGTCGTACTCATGCCCCTTGACGTTTTTGCAAATGTCGAACGCAAGCCCCGCCTTGACAGAGTGGAACGTCGGGCGCGTCGCGGTCTTTGCCGCGTAGCCCATGCGCGCAAGATAGCGCTGGTACTCGTCGTCTCGCACCGTCTCCGTCACGAGCACCGGAAGACCCGCCTCCTTGCAGAGGTCGAGGAAGATGGCGCAGTTTGCCCGCACGTCGGCGCGCAGGTCGGCAATGTCCCTACTGTGATACATTGTCAATCTCCCTTTGCATCGATGACGTCCTGATTCTTCTGCGACTGAGTTCCGAAGTAGAACGCAATAATAGAGCTGTAGATCAGCATGAGCTGCTCGCCCGTGATCTTGTCAACGACAAAGCCGTAGATCACCGCGCCGGTGGCGGCGATCGTCACAATGCTCTTCACGCTGCACAGGTTCGCCAGTCTCTTTTTCAGCAAATCGTTATTCATAGTGTCGTTTCGTCCTTTCTGAAAATCTTGATGCCTGCCACAATGACAAGCTCTGTTGTCCATGCCTTGAACCAGCGTTCCGTCAGTACGTCCGGCGGCGGCACGCCGAGCGCCGTCATGGTGAGCGAGGCGACGGTGTACCACGTCAGGCTGAAAATAGCGATGGATATGTACCTGTCCCGCTTTCTCATTCTGCCCCAGCACTCCCGCGCCGCCGTCCACGCCTTTCTCACGACCGAACCTCCCACTCGTCGATTTCGGACTTGATCTTGTCAATAAAACTGTTGCCGCCCAGCGCCTTATAGCCTTTGTAAAGGTAGATAAAATCCTCAAGCTCATACTGACGGATCGTCTGGCTCTCGCGGTTTTTGTAGTATGTGTGCAGCATATCGTGCCGAAGCCCGCACTTTAGCGCGTCTTTGAGCTTGTCAAAGCCCAGCACCCGGTCCCGCACGGGCTTGATGAACAGCGCTGCCGCCCCGATGATGATCGTCACCTCGGAGCACAGCGCCGCGATGCTTGCCAAATCTCCCATATTCCTCTCCTTTACTCTTCGATTTCCACCCCATACCGCTCAAACATAGCGCGGATGGCGGGGTTGCGCAGCAGTTTCTTCCGCTGGCCATGGTTAAGGTCGTCGTAGACTGCTTGTAGTGCGGCCTTGACTTCCTTATTGTACGAGATGACTCGTTCCCTCAGAGTGTTCATGCCGTCACCCCCGTCAGCAGCGCATCCAAAGCTTCGCGCAGCTCGGCATTGTCCTTTTCCAACGCCGCAATGCGTTCTTCGGGCGATGGTTCGGGCGTGGGCGCTTCTGCCGCCAGTTTTTCAAACTCCGCGACTTCTTCCGCTGTCATGTCACGGATTATGCCGTTTTCACAAATTTTCATGCTCGTCATTTCCTCCCATACAGTAATATCTTTCCGCCTGCAATTTTGTATGTCGCGTGACCGGAAAGTTTTACGCTTGTAATACTGTCTCCGTCAAACGGGATTGCGTTATACATCGTCGACAACCCCCCCGAGGCATAGTTTGTTGGAGAGTTTGCATTAGGAGAACAAACGTGAACCCATCCGAATGGAAACGTCAAAATCTTGCCCCAACCATTAAATTGCCCGCCTTTTTTGGAATACGCCATACCGCTGAATTGTGGAAGGCTGTTATTGATAGAAATTGTTATACCAGAGTTAGTCTCAGTACTGCCAACCAAGCTTACTTTTCTGTACAGGAGTTCTTTATAATTTGGGAGGTTTTTGTATTCCCACACGAAAACATCGTTTGCGGCATCGACATCGACATCGATTTCCGCAATCTTTTCCCACGTCTCGCCCCTCGCAGCATCCACCGCTTCCCACGCAGTTGGCTTTCCCTCGGTGTCAACGGCCTTGACTTTGACAGTCTGACCCACGGTGGCGGCGGTTAGGCCAAGAGAGATATCAGTCCCGCCCGACGGGATACCCCTCACCGCCTTAGCCATCCCCGCCGGAAAGCTCAGTGGCGCGGTCGTCCCGCCTTTCTCGCGGATAGCGTCGGCGACTGCCGTAATGCTTTCGCCCTGTACCAGATATTCCGCCATCAGAACGTCCCTCCTTCCGCCGCGGGCACGGTTTCCGCCACCCACTCTTGCTGTTCAATGCTCCATCGCAGAAACGCCCCGTCGTCAGCCGCTTCCGGTAGCCGCGGTTGGTCGATTGTGCAGAAAGAGGATATTCTACTATTTTGCAGATTCATATCGAAAAAAATATTGACGCCCCACTGATCGTAAAACGCCTTGCCATAGAACTGGTACGTTTCCACGCCTTCGATCATGATCCCAACAAAATATGCCTGTACCGGTAAGCGATCTTGATTATCCAAGAACCCGAATTTGAGCAATGCCCCACCGTTCTTGGCGGCAGCCGCAAGCTGAGTCCCGATGTCTGTAGATACATCGAATGAGATGGGTGTCCCAAGTCGCGATGGGTCTGCATTTACACCCGCGGAATACAGGTCGATGAGAACAGGTGATTTTTCCGCCACCCATTTCTTATTCCGTATGCGGAGAAAAGACCCTTCTTCCGCGCCATCAGGCTTTGGTAAACCGGCCTCCGCCCCCAAATATCTGCGCAAAGTGTCACCAGACACCTTTTTTGCCGTCCCATTTTGTTGCGCCACAAAGAGATCATCCGCCGATACAGCCTCCGCCGCAAGCAGATCGTCAATGGTTTTGTCCATGTTGCCCTCCTTTATCATAAAATGTTGATTATATGGTACACGTCCACCGCTCCGTAGACCACGGCAGCAACGTATAGCGCATACCGCGCCGCCCTCTCCCGTTGGCGGGACAGCCACCACAGCAGCCCCCACACGATGATGACCTTGTAACCTACCATCACCGTGACCTCCCGCATCAGCGGGTTTAGCTCCACCGCCCCGCCATGCAGCGCCCAGAGCGTGCATGATAGGTCGATCAGGTTGAGCGCGTAAGCGATGACAGCGGCATGTGCTCTTTTATAACTGTCCATATATCCTCCGCAGTAATCCCATAGTCGCTCAATGCACCAGGAATTTTAGCCATCGGTTTCGTGCACAGTTCCCGGATGGTCGTCATATCCGAATTGATGGAAAAATGCACTACCGTCTGGGTATATCCGCGATCGCTTGTGCGAGCCCAGGAACCGCATTTCCGTCCGTCTACCATTAAGTCGTTTCCATCAATAAGAGCATCTATCTTACGACTTTCTAGCATATCGCGCACAGCAGAAATGGATTCGTAACCGAAATTGCTTCCACCATTTTTTAGCTCCATGATGGATAAATCTCCCGGGAAGCAAATAATAGCCCCTCCGAGGTGCCACGCCTGATACAAAAATGCCCCATTGCGTGCACATACATTTGTGTCGATGTATTGAGGATGCCCGTAAACTACGGCTAGCTCACTCGAAAACAAAAGCACAAGTCCATCTGATTGCCTTTCCATCAAATCCTTTGCAGCAGCCATTGCACCCTGATTATCAACGGTTCTATAAATCATCACGTTACCCTCCTTATCCCAACACTAAAAGAGCTACTTACAGTTAATCCTTTGCTGTCCTTTTCTGTTGAGTATAAGCGGAAAATAGGCTTTGAATATACCTTCTCGTTTGTAAACTCATAGTCGCAAGATTTAACAACAGTTATCTTTTCATGCTCTTCAGTCTTTCCGTCTACGTAGTCTGTCCATTTGAATAACCGCATATATTCAGGATCATCGTTTTCGGCTAATAGTTCCATAGTCCCATCAGTTTTATCGTATCTGTAATTTTTTGCAGAATACTTTACATCAGGCTGTACTTTTCCGTTATTGGCTATTCTAACTTTTTCGATGTCTCGTATCGTAACGGGGTCGTTGTCGATTAACAACATTGGTAATAGAGTCTTCCCATCGGTGATGGATTGATAGTATAGCCCGGACCTATCTGCCGCTTTTAACACATCTGCAAGAGACGCTTTTTCGTCTGGGATGGGGTCATAAATTTCAAGCAATTCAAGTGAGTATTCCACCGATGCGGTATATGTCGTATTGGGGGCAAATTTAATTTCTCGACCAAGATACGAGTTTGGTATCGAGGTTTCGTCTCTGCTCGAAGATATAGAGCAAACGTAAAAAGAAAATTCAGCGCCATTGACTTTGGTATCAAATTCGATGTAGTTGCCGGGTGGAAATCCACGAATCATAATCGTGTTGTAACTGTTGTGTTTAACCCCAGCGGTCTCTTTGGTAACGGTATATCCTGGATCTTTGTTGTACGGGTGCTGAAGCTGTATACCAGCCCATAACCCATCCGCATTAGCCAAAGGTGCCGGTGTGCATGCCTGTGCGCTGACGCACGATAGCCTATATTTTCCCCGTGGCAGCACTCCACACGTAATTTTGATCGTGTTATCTCCAATCAACTCTCCGGGGATTGTTTCTGGCATCGTAAATTTCGAGCGAACATTTGCGCCGCGCGTCGAGCCATCATCTTCAATCGAGGCTACCTGTTGCTCCCCATAAGATGACCCGTAAGGAAAGTATTTCCAATAGCCGGAACTATCGCTGGATTTAATGCTGGTCATATCTTTTATTTTTAGGGGTAAGTCAACACCGCCATAAGCAGATAACTTAAATCCCTTTTTATAAAAGTACCAAGCAATTTCCTGACCGAATTTTTTGCGCCTTTCCGCATACTCGCTCGGGTCCGTAAAACTTTCTTCTTTTAGCCATGTTTGAAGATCTGTCATACCGGGCAGCTTTGGGACAACAAGCTTGCCGAGCATATCCAGGATGTACAGTTCTACGAGCATTTCGTCTGTGGACGATACCCTTGTACTGATTACGCCTAGCAATGCTGCCCACCGCAGTGCCCCCTGCGTGCTCATGCCAACGGCAAGCCCCGCTAAAAAGCTTGCCTTGTCGTAACCGGCGGCGCTGGACGGCGTGACGGATACAGCACTCGCCGGTATCCCAACATTCCGCGTCTTGAGCATTTTCCCCGCCATAATGCCCTTAACAAAGCAATTTTTGTCCATCCCTATCACTCCGTCCACTGGATTGCCATTTCCGCCCCGTCTGAGTAGATGATCTTGACGGGAACTTTCTTTCCACCAACCGTCGCAAACTCTACTCCATACTTAAGCGGCTCTGAAATACCCTCTACCGTCTCAAAAAAGCTTCCCTGCTCCCAACTTGCGAAATTAAGTCCCACGGTTTTCCGCAGCCCGAAGAGGTCCAAATACCCCTCGTCCAGCGCGGCAAGACCGAGCTGTTTGCCCATGCTCGTCTCATACGTCAGCTCCAGCGAGTTCTGCCGCTTGACGAGGTAGCCGCGCTGCTTGCCGTTGTTGTCGCCCGCGCCGAAGACGTCCACAGGGTAGTAGTATTGGCCGTCCGATTGGAACGAAATCGCGCGCTTGACCTGCTCCTCGTACTGATAGACCATCACCGGCCAGCTCGTCTGCTTGGTGGTGGTAAAAATGCGCTCGCCATTGGCATAGGGATAGCCGTCCGAGCCGATAGACGCGCCCGCGGGGTCTGCCTCCCAGTAGATCAGCTCCCCGTTCGGGTTTTTTGCCTGCTCCGTCGTGCTTTTGGCGATGCCCGCGACGAACTCAAGGCTCTGCCCCTCCACGCGAATAAAATTGTCGTCCGTTGTGTCTTTAGCAAGGTACTTGACCACCCGGCGCGAGGTCGACAGCCGGTTGACGCTCAAGTCCGCGATCTCGCCGAAGGCGGAATACAGCGCGTCCGCCGAAAGCTGCCCGGAGACGTCCACATTGCCGTCGAGCTTAATGTAGCCGGTGTAGTTATTGGGCCCAACTTTGAGCGTGATCGTCGCGGTCGTCTGGCCATCCGGGCTGGACGCTGATGTGACGGATAGGCTGATTTTATCGACCGTTTGCGTGATGTCCGACACCCGCCCGTCAATGCCCTCCACCTTGAGGTTGATCTCCTCGCTGGTTTTGGTAATGAGCGACCGCGTCTTTGCCATGTTGCGCTCGATCTGCCGCTGCGTCGGCGATTTGTACGGGTATTCGTCGTCCAGCTCGTCCGCGTCCGGCGCGGAGATGTCCGGCGCGAGCAACGGATCAAACGTCATGTCCAGCGCAATGAGCGGCACATAATGCCCGTCCACCGTCACCGCGTCGCCAAGCTCCACCGCAGGGTCGAGCAGCGCCTTGCTGCCCTCGTATCCAATGTGCTTGTATCCGGAGACTTTGGCGAGGATCGCCGCCGCCATTGCATTCGTGCCGTCCGGCTGCAAGGCCGTCAGCGTCCGCCCGGTGTCCGATCCGGACACACCGACCACATCGCCGGTATCGTTCAGCAGCTCCACTTTGGAGATAGGCTTCGACGCGATGCCGGGGGAAAACTTCGCCAGCCGCCGCCCTAAATAGGTTTTGTCCATGTTGCCCTCCTCACACAAGGATGCGCACGCCGCCAAAGGTGATGGCTTTTCCGGTCTCCGTGATAAGATAGTGGGTCTCAGCGGGCATGGAGTTCAAGCCTACCAACAGAAGCTTGCCCTCGTCCGTGAGGGTCCAGTTGCCCGCGTTGGCGACTGCGATACGCCCAAGCGCCTCGCGCATCGTCATATCTCCCTTGTCGTCCACGGGATACTGCACGGGGAACGCCGCATCCAATACCGTGCGGCTGTCCACTGCTACGCCCATGCGCGCCGCGATATCCGCGACCGCCGTCGCCGCCGGCATCGGCCAAGTCTTTGCGTCATAGCTGCTGTCGAGCCACGTCTCCTCGGCCTTGAGCATCGCATCATACCCGTGCACACTCAAAACGCCCGTGACCCGGTCAGTCTTGCGCGTGGAAAAGAAAAACACTCCCTTCGGGATCCACTCGCTCACCTGCTCGCCCAGCCGCAGCCGCATGTAGACCTCAATTTTTGCCTGCCGCGGGATCGTCCCCTGCGGATAGATCTCAAAGTCGATCTGCCGCGCGCAGCAGTTTCCGATGCCGAAATCAGAGTACAGTCCGCCGTCGATCCGCAGCGATCCATCTACAATCTTGTCCTCGCCGTAGGTGACGCCCGCGATCACAAGCTTGACCTCCTTACGGTGCCCTGGACTGGCAAGCAGCGTCCGCCATAAATCACTTACACTGTGCATGCGCTCACCTCTGCGTAAAGTTGAGCGTCTTGCCGCTCCAGTATCGGCCCGTCTGGTCGCGCAGCAAATACGCGAGCTCCAGCCCGTCCACGGTCATGTCCTGCGTCACCGGCGTGCTGCCGAGCGCAGGGTTCTCATAGGTCACGCTCAGCGTCGCGCTGCGCAGATCTGCGGCCAGCGCCGCCACCTCTGCGTCGGTGATGTCGTTGAGCTGTGCGCTGCACCAGCCCTGCCAGCGGATCACCGTACTGTGCCGTTTTTTGTCCATCGTCACGACCTCGTCGCTGTATACCGGCGTAATGCCCGCGCCGAACCCGTACTGGTTAAAAAGTGCCGTGCGGTCGTTGCCGTTGATTTGAAAAGTAAAATTCTTCATTGTCTTGCCCTCTGGTCCTGCTGCTGGTACCGCGTCACCGTCTTGCTCACGGCCTTGCCGTCCAGCGTGGTCGTCAGGTTGATGACGATGTCAGCCGGCTTGCCGCTGCCGCGGTCGCTGCGGTAGTCGTCCGCCTCGCGCCGCGTCAGCACGCGTTCGCCCTCGTGCAGGATCGCCGGATAGCCGTCATATGGGACGTAATCAAGGCCGTTGGCGTACTGCCGCACGGTAGACGTCGTCTTTCTCGTGGTCTTTGATTGCCCCTTGGTTTTAGTCGTTTTCTGCTTTTCCTCCACGCCGGCGAGTTTCTTAAAGGCGGCGATCGCGCTGTTGACAAAGCCGATCAGTTTGGTCACAGCGTCGGCCGCGATATTCACCGCGCCTGCAAACACGCTTTTCATCTTCGCAGCCACCGGCGCGAGCGCCTCGCCCAGGCGGCCCATTGCCTCGTCCAGCTCGCCCTGCGCCTCGTTGTACTCGATGATATCCTCGTTGGCGTCTCGCCATGCCTGGCCCGCCTGCGGCAGGTTTTGCTTGGAAAGCTGGTCCAGCACGATCTGCGCGCGCTCGGACGAAGTATTCGCCGCCGCGAGTTTCTCGTTGAAATCGTCTTCGCTCTCGCCCGCCCAGTTGAGCACGTCAGCAAAGGTGCCCGTCACCTTGCCGGTCTGGATCGTCTCATTGATAGCCTCGGACAGGCCGTCGATCGGGATGCTGTCGCCGTAGGTGGCCCACGCGCCGGTCGTCGCGTCAATCAGCGTCATGAGGTCGCCCTGCTCCAGCCCAATGGCCTGCAGGTTGGCCACGGTCGTCGCCGCCGTCTGCGAGTCGCCCAGCACGCCATTCAGGCGGGTGTAGGCCTCTGCCGTCTGCTCGGTTGTGTAACCGGCCTCTTTCGAGCTGGTCTCCAGCGTGCCCATGATCTTGCGGTATTCCGCCGTATCGTCGACCACGCCGATGATCGCGTCGCCCAGCTCTTTGAGCCCGCCGACGATCGCGCCGCCGATCAGCGCACCCTTGAGGTTGGTGAGCATCCCCAGCAGGTCGCCGCCTTTGCCCTTGACGCTGAAACCGTTCTGCAGCACGTCCGTAAACTTCTCGATGCCGCTCTGCGCACCGTCAGTTTCTTTGCCGAACTCGTCGATGGACTTCGCGCACTTGTCGGCGCTCTTGCGCGCCTCGTCGAGATACTTCTCGTTGTCATCCAGCGCATCGTTCATGTCGATCAGCTCTTTTTTTGCCCGGTTGAGCTGCTGGCGGTAGTTGTCCGTGCGCTTGTCGTTCTCGCCGTAGGCATCGGCGGCGTCCTCTACAGCTTGTTCCAGGGCCTTGACCTTCTCGGTCTGCTGCTCCTGAGCACGGCGCAGCAGCTCATTCTTCTTGGTCAGGGCTTCCATCGTGTTCGCCTGGCCCTTGAATTCTGCGTCGGCAAGGCTCATTTCGCTGCGCAGCGTCTTGAGCTCGCTGTTTGCGTCCGACATGGAGCGCTTGAATTCAGTTTCGCCCTCGATCGCCAGCCGCGTCGTGATTGTCCTCGTCGCCATTTACGCCTCATCCTCCTCTCTGCGCAGCCCGCGCCGCCTGGTCTCAAGCTCCTGCAAGTCGAGCACTTGCCCGACCGTCAGCAGCATCCCCTCGCGGACGCTCAGCCGAAGAAATTGCGTTGTCAGATCCAGCCACCACGCGCGTGTCACGTGATTTCTTTCGTTTTTTTTTGAAGCTCTTCGAGAAAGAGGTCGCGCTCGCGGTTTTCCTCCTCTTCGCGGGCAAATCCCAACGCAATGGCCTCGCGGATGGCCTTTTTTGCGTCCGAGACCTCCAGCGGTTTGAGATTTACGCGGAAATACTGCTCCGGCGCGATCGGCCCGCGGTCGAGCCCCTGCCACCGCCGCACCAGCTCGCCCTGCTCGGCGAGCTTTGCGAGCAGCCAGCACGTATTTTCAAAGCTCTTTTTATCCTTGCTCTCGATGTGCTGCGTAAGAAAGCCCTCGTAGCCGAATTTATCGTAGGCGTCAAAAAGCGCCTGCCCGTTCAGGCACAGATAGAACGTGTGCCCATTCAGTTCATAAGGAATTGTCTTCATTTTTTCCTCCGAATACAAAAGAGACGCAGCGGGTGCCGCGTCTCTTCGCTTCTCAGCCGCCCGCTGCGGCCTTGATTTTTTCATTGACCCACGCCGCGGCCTTGGCCTCGGTGTCGAACTCCTCGCTCTTGTGCTTGTACTTGCCATAGAGCGGCTCGAAAACGGTAAACGTGAGCTTGGCATTGCTCAGCACAATGCTGTCGCCCTTGGTCTCGTACTCCTCGCCCTCCATGTTGGCCTTGACCTTCGGGTAGAAAATGCCCTGATAGTATTTCGTCCCGTCGTCCCTCATGTGGTTGGTGTAAAAGGCGAGGCTGCCATAGGGCGCAGTGTCATTGCTGCCGAACTTGAGGTCTTTGTCCCCGTCCGTCGTGCCCAGCTCCGCGCCGGTCACCGCCGCTGCGTTCGCGTTCGAAAGATACAGCGTCTCCACAGCCAGCGAGCCGTCCTTGAATTCCACGATCTCAACCTTCTTCACGTTGTCGCCGAAGGCGCTCGTGCGGTTGAAATTGATCGTTTCCGTCACCTTGTTCAGCGCGCCGAGATTTGCCGGCGTGCCGAGCTTTGGGGGCGCGCTGGCCGTCTCGGGATCCGTCGCGGAAAGCGGTGCCCACTGGATCATCTTTGCTCCGTACTGCATGTTAATCCTTTCTACAGCCCTTTTTCTTTAAGGTAGCGGCTGTACACCTCAAACTCCGCCGCCGTCGCGGCGTCCGCGCTTTGTTCGTTCGCTTTTCGCAAAAAGTGCCGCGCTTGGATCGTCTTCGTGCCGAACTCGTTCAAAAAGGCGATCTCCGCGTTTCGCGTCACGGTCTTGCCGCGCTTTCTGCTGCCGACCGGCGTGATGTACAGCACTCGCTGCCCGTTTTTGACCTTGACCTTGCCCTTCCGGATCGAGTTTGCCGTCATGCCCGTGGCGTAGTTCTTCTTCTGGCCCTTGTTGCGGTACTCCGTGCCGAGCTTACGCGCCTCGGCGCGCTGTGCCTCAACAACCACGTCGGCGCGGGCGTTGAGCATCGCGTCGATTACCTCGTCCGGCAGCTCAGAAAGCTCCGTCAGCGATGTCACGACCTCGTCAATTCCCTTAAACTCGACCTTGGCCATCATCTGCCTCCCAGCGTCCCACGGCGTCAAATTCCAGCACATAGTGCTGTCCTGTCTCGTCCGTGGCGGGCTCGATGCTCGGCATGGTAAAGTTGTCCACCGCCGCGATCGCGTCGCGCAGCGCGTGCCGCACGGCCAGCGTAGAGGCTTTGAGCGGCGCGAAGTAGTGCACCTGCACAAGCGCCCGCGTCAGATGCGCAGCGTTGTCCCCGATTCCCTCCGCCAGCTCCGTGTAATTAAACGTGCAGTAGCGCACGCTCTCTCCAGTGTAGAGGTTCGGCACGACCGGCTTGACCACCGGCGACACGGTCTTGATAATGATGTCATCCAGTGTCATTAGCGTTCCCTCCATGCAATGTCCGAATCGGACACCGGCCCTTTCATCTGCCCGACCGTCAGCTCGCACGTACCGTCGCCCGCCTTGTAGACGCGCAGGATGTGATAGCGTCTCCCGAGATATTCCACCAGCTTCTCGTCGTGATAATCGTCCGCAAAGCTCGGCAAGATGATCTTAAGCTCCGGCGCAAGGCCGATCGCCTGCGCGTTATAGGTCTCCTGCGAGCCAACGCTGCGGATCTCGGCATAGCTCTCGCTCGTCTGCTCCGTGGTCTGCACGCGGCCGATTTCGTCATAACCGGTCTCAACCTCGCGGATTAGCGTCACGACGTCTGAAAACGTGTAGGCCTCAGCCATCGCTTTCCCCGCCTTTCTCCTGGATCAGGCGGTCGTGGAGATCCATGCGCAGGTAGGCCGGCAGCGCCGGCCCCGTGCTCTGGTTGCGCCTGCGGTAGATCCACGCCGCCATGCTCACCTGGAGCTGCGTGTCGTCCAGGTCGTCTCTCAGCGTGATCCCGTACCGCTCAATGCGGGAGGCCGCGACGGTGAGCAGCTGCTTGAGCTGCGCCTCGCGCTTCTCGTCAGCGTGGCGCATATCAAGCTCGGCCTCAAGCATTTTGAGCTTATCCTCGTCTGTCATCATCGTCCGCGGCCTCCTCTCTTATCAGGCCGTGGCAACCAGCGCTGCGCCGATGCCGATCACGCGGCCGCTGGCGTCAATGTCGCATACGGTGACATAGTTACCGCTCGCCGCGGCAACGCCCTTGTCCGCGGGCACATCCTTCCAGCTCTCGCCCAGGGCCGCGCCCTTGGCCACGCTGACGGGCACGCCGGCGACCATGTACTTGAGCTTGCTGCCGGTGTTGCCGGTCACGGTCAGCGTGCTCTTGCCGCTTGCGGGCTTCGCCGCGGTCACGACCAGCGCGGCCGGATCGCCGTTATAATCGGTCGCAAAGCTCAGCGACGTGGTCGGCGCCGTGTTGTTGTAGTTGACGATCACAAAGCCCTCGCCAAAGACCGGCTTGCCGTCGAATCTCTGGAGGCCCTTGAAGATCGTGCAGTTCTGGATGAAGAGCGGAATGTCGCTCGATTCGATCTTCGCGCCGCTGCGCTCGACCCAGCGCTCAAGATCCATGTAGCCGCCCGCGATGTCGTAGTCGCTCATAAAGTCGCATTCGACGATCGTGCCGCCTACGACGGGCATCGTGTCCTCCATGCCGGGCAGCAGCATCGCCGCGCTGTTCCACGCCATCGCGCGGGCCTTGAGGTCCATGTGCGTTGCGCGGTTCATGACCCACACGAGATTGCCGTTGGAATAGTTGGGCTTTGCCTTGCTCAGCGCCGCGACCAGCGGACGGAAGAATGCAGCGCCCTCCGCGCTGAAGAGGTCGAGCTTTACGACGTTGCTCGTGTGCAGGTCAGTAAATGCCCCCTGTTTGGAGCCCCACCAGGACGGCTTGCTATCCGCGGCAAGGCGATGGACAAAGCCAACCGGCTTGTTGTCGCCGTCGCCGTAAACGCCCGCCTTATCCACAGCAAGTCCGATCGCCTGGCCGAGATAGTCGATGACGGTGGCGAGCAGCTCAAGGTTGTCGTCGTCCTCCAGCGTGGGGTTAGGCACGACCACAAAGCCGCCGACCATGTAGCCGTCCAGCTCGATCTGGGAGAAGTCGATGTCCAGCTCGTTGAGTCTACCAAGCGCCTCCGTCCAAACCGCCTCGGGGATCTTGCCCGCGATATTCTGGCGGGCCGTGCCCTTGAGCGGCGTGACGTGCATGTACTGGTACAGCTTGCTGTAGCGCTCCGTCGTGTCGCGCAGGATTGGCAGCAGCGTGTCGGGGATGCCAAGATCGGCGCCCTTGACGTCGCGCTTCTCGTTCTTCATCTCACGCACGCGCGTCAGAAACGCCTTGACATCGTCGCGCTCCATCTGTGCGCTCAGGTCGCGGACAGCAATGCCGCGGATTTTCTCACGGGTTTCAGTAGGCATTTTCATCGCTCCTCTCTTCTTCATACCGCCCTTGCGGCCGCGGGCCTCATCGCCCTCATCAGCGCCGTCTACAGCATCCTGCACGGTGCTTTCCAGTTCGTCGATTTGGTCGGTCAGATCCTGCGCAGCCTCTTCCGCGGCGTCCAGCGCATCTTCGACGTTTTTCTTTTCCTCCTCAAAGGCCGCAACGGCTTCTTCGACCGCCGTTTTCTCCTCGTCGGTGGCAGCAGCCTCGATGTCGGCCGCGAGCTCGTCCTCGCGCTTCTTAAATCCGGCCTGCTGCTTGCGCAGTTCCTTGATCTCCGCGTTCTTCTCGTTCAGCTTCTTGCGCAGGAGCAAAACTTTCAGTGCCATAATCAGTGTGCCTCCAGTCTTTTTTTCATATTTTCGCGCCAGACCTGCGTCTCGCGCTGCCTGATGGTCTCGAGCTGCTTCCGTCTGGCGCTCACGCTCGTCGCCTCGTAGGCGGGAAACGTGCAGACGCTTACCTCGTACAGCGGATTGACCTTTTCGATTTCCCAGCGGCACCGGCCGTCGCCGAGATCCACAAAGGTCTCTCTCTCGATATCAAAACCAAACGAGCACTGGCTGACGTCACCCCGCTGGACGCGGGCATAGAGGTTCATGGCGTCGGTATCGTCTCGGTTGACTTCAATCTGTCCCCAAAGGCCGGTCTCGTCCTGCTTCAGCAGGAGCGTGCCGGCTGTCGTGCGTCCCATGACGAGCGTCGTGTCGTGGTTGACCAGCGCGCGCACGTCCTGTGTTAAAACGCCCTCGAATGCGCCCGGCTTGATGACCTCCTCCGCGCCGTCCCACAGGGGATAGGGGGAGTCGAACACGGCAAAATAGCCCTCGATATAGAGCTTGCCGTCCGCGTCGCGGGTCTTAAAGTTCTGCGGCAGCGAGCGTACCTGTCGCTGCTTGCGGTCATTCGTTTCCATCGTCGCTGTCTCCTTTCAGCTTTTTCTGGTTGCCGATCATCTCGGCCGGGATATAGTTTTCCAGCATGACCAGCTCTTCCAGACCGTCGATTGGGCCGAGGTCGAGCCAGTCGCGCACCTCGTTGCCGCTCATCAGGCCGCGCACATACTGCGCATCGCCTACGTCGGCCAGCTCCGTCAGCGTGTAAGCATAGAGCTTGCGCGTCGAGAACTTAAAATACATCTCTGGCGAGAGCAGCAGCTTTTTCGTCAGCTCCTGCGCGATCGTCGTCGCCAGCGGAACCACCATGCGCCGGATGTAGTTGTTATACTCCGGCTGATTATACGCGCCCACGCCGATCAAAAAGGGCGGCACGCCCAGTGTCGCGGCAACGGTCTTGCGATCCAGCTCGACCGTCTCGTTGATGGCGAGATCGGCCAGCGTCAGCGGCTTGACCTGCTGCACGTCGATCAGATCTGCTGGAATGATCCATGGCGCGCCCGTCTCGTCTTCGGAGAGGTACTGCTCCGCGAGGCGCTTGCGGCCCGCCTCGCTGCTGAATTCATCGGCCATCGCGTCGACCTTGACAATGACGCTCGGCTTCCACTTATCCGCCATAAAGCGGTTGGTCGTCGCTGCCGCCTGCTTGAGGTTTTGCAGCACGTCCCGCAGCTGGATCGTCACGCCGCGGCCGCGCCACGGCTGCGCCGGATCTACGTTGAACGGAAAGTGCAGCACCTCGCCTGGCTCAAACACGTTGCCTTTCCACAGCACTTGATAGCTGTTATCCGCCGTCGCATTCGCGCTGGCCCCCGGCATGGGGACGAGGTCAGCGAGCTTGCCGCTCTGCGTCACCGGCAGCACAAAGGCATTGCCCGTCGATAGCATCTGCGTCACGATCCACTCGACAAACGTCTTGCGTGTCGACAAAGAGTATGGCGTCACGTCGATAAACCGGCTCAGCTCATTTTTCTCGCGCACGTCTCCGGCCTTGCCGTTGCGCATCAGCTGGATAGTTGATGCGCCAATGATGGACGCCGTCACCGCAATCCCCGTCGCCGCGTCCGGCGATTGCAGCAGCGAGGAATAGCCGCTCACGCTCAGGCTGTCAAAGCTATCTCCTAAAAACAGACCCAGCGCCGAGTTATCGCCGCGGATGCGGGGCGGCGCTTTCCGCACCCGGCTTTTAATATGCTTTGTCATGCTTCTTTGCCTTTCTCATCGTCGTCATACCATCCCTTGCCCTTGTTGCTGGCTTCCAGGTCTTCGAGGTACGTGCACGCCGCAAACACCGCACAGTCAAACACGTCGATGCGCAGGTGCTCCGCCATCTTTTCATACTGGATCATGTCGTCAGCCTTTTCGATCGCGTGCACGTTCTGCACGCAGTACTCAAAAGGCTCGGCGTGGCAGTAGTACAGCGTGCCGCGCTTTGCGCTCGCCTCAAGGTAACGGAAGCCCTCGCTTTTGCGCGTGAATAGCTGTGGCTGGTCCTTGATCGGGAAGTGCTTGTTTTTCATCTCAATGAAGTACTCGCGGCAGAATTTGCGGTCATGTCCGATACGCCGCAGCTTAAAGCCCTCCGTGCGCCGCGCGATGTACCACCGAACAACGTCGGAATAGTTGAGCACCTTGTCGTTGCACATGTCGAGCCAGCCGTCATCTTTCCAGCCGAAGAGTGGGATCTCGTCTTCCTGCGCTTTCTGCGTCGCGGCCACGACGGGAAACCAGCAGTGCGGGATGATGATATCCACGCCCTTGTAGTTGCCAAACAGGCACGTCGCCGTCAGATCGTGCAGCTTGGACAGGTCGCTGCCGCCGTACCAGCGGATCGGCAGCCGGCGCAGCTCGTCGAGCGTCCAGTTGTACTTGCTGTCGCTTGCGCGGAATTCGTCGATGTTGAAATACGCCTTGAGATCCGCCGTGAAGACGTTCAGCGACTTTTGCAGGAATTCAGGCCGCATCTGTGGGTCATCCTTGGCCTGCATTGCGTCGTTGATCATGTCCTGCGGTCGGATGGACTGTCCCCAACCGGGATTGCAGCCTTGCAGCACATCTGGATTGGTATAATCCACGTCGCCGCTGTCCATGCGCGGCGCGCAGGCGAGAAAAATAAACAGGCTGTCGGCCGCGTCGCCGGTGATCGTTCCCTTGAGGATCTTCCGGCAGTACTCCACGCGCCGTGCCAGAAAGCCGTGCGCCAGCTTACCACCGGACGAAATGCCAATGACGAGCTTGTTGGAGTACGCCTTGGTCGCGTCTTTCAGTACCTGGTACTGCTGCGGGCTCTTGTAGGTGTGCTCCTCGTCCGCGATGACAATGTTGCAGTTAAAAGAGTCCTGCTTGTCCGGACTGGCCGCCAGCGCGTTGATGCTGATAAACCCACCTTCGCCGATGTCGCCAGTGATTGAGTGCTCAGAGTTGCTGTTGAGGATGCGCAGTCCGTTTTCTGGGTCGTCCGTAGTCGAAATACGCAGCCTGCGGATGTTGTACGAGAGGAAATCAAAGCCCTCCATCGCCTGTTTGAGCGCGCCGCCGACCTCGTAGACCTTTGATCCGCTCGGCGCGTAGTAAAGCGCCAGGGCCCACGCCAGCGCCGCGGCGAAGGTGGTCTTGATATTTTTTCGCGGGATGAAGTCTTGCGCTTCCGTAAAGCGTCTGAGCTGCGTGCCGGCACGGTAAAAGCCCATAATGTTGAACACAATGAACTTGTGATACCGCAGCAGCAGGAACGGCGTGCCGCGCAGCGGCCGGCCATCCATAAACTCGCCCTGCTGGTGGCACATCATTGTCTCAATGATGGCAAGCACTTCGCAAGCCGGCTCACTGCGGAATTCCCACTTGGGGTTTCCCAGGTCGCGCACATACCGCTCACAAGCGAGGCGGATTTCTTCACAGGCGACAATCTCGCCCGAAAGCACGTCCTCGACGTACCCGTCCACATCCGCCTGGTACCTGCCCGCGTTCTCGGCCGCGTACTCTTTGGCCGCGTCGATCAACTCTTCAAGTTTCGACCGCCGCTCCACCTCGGGATTCGCGAGCTTTGCTTTCATGGCTTTCAGGCTTTTGGGCGTCAATCCGAGCTGTGCGCGCTGTGCCAGAATATCCTTGCGCAGCTGGTCGACTACCGCGTAGTTGGGATCTTTGGCCGTGTACGTTGCGCCCGTCTTGTTCACAAGCTCAGCGACCATTTTTCCGCCCGCGGCTTTCCACGCCTTTTCAGCGCGTGCGAGCTCTCGCTCCTGCTTCGCCAGTTCGTGGATCGCTTTGTCAAATATCGGCGAGTACGTCCCGACCGCTTCCATATCCGCCTTGATCATGGCCTCGCGGCCCATCGCCTCACCTCCGTGTTTTCTCCGGCGCATTCCCCGCTCTTCGCCTTGGCCGCGAAGAACGAGGACTGAAAGGAAGATCATCCATGTCCGCCGCAAAGAGCGGGGAACGCGCCGGAAATTTTCTCGTGTCCGATTTGGGCACCGCCGCCAGAGCCGGGAACGGCCAGCCGGCCGAACCGACAGCGTCCAAGAGTGGTGGGCAAAGTGACCTTCGCGCGGCTGCGCGCAGCCGCGTCGTTTGCGCACGCGCCGCACCCGATCGCGTTTTCTTGTTGCTTACCCCCTCGCACTTTTTCCTCGCCGTCGGAAATGGGGGGGCGCTCGGTTCCTGAGCCGTTTGATCACTTCCCCCAATTCGAGGGGGGGATCGTTTTTCTCCGCCAACTCTCACCGAGCGGCGTGAGCTTGTGCGTCAGCCGGTCATGCATCGCGTCGTGCTTCTCCGCGGACAGGCTCAGCAAATTCCACGGAGCCAAAGCATATTCCGGATAATCCTCGGCAGGCCAGATGTGATGCACCGTGGTCGCCTCAACGGTTTTGCCGTAGCGTGCCGATTCCCTGCACTTGCCCTTGTCTCTGCGCAGGATCTTCGCCCGCAGCTTCCGCCACCTGGCTGTCCTGTACCCATCCCACGACATACGTCCTCCTTGCTGGCACAGCTCTTTTCTGCTCACGGGCTATCACCTCCGGGCAAAAACAAAAGCCACCGCCGACACTCCCCGAGATCCGGGTTTGTCAGCAGTGGCTACTAAGCGAGCACGCGCCATGTTCGATATTCACGATGTTCGATGCTTTGCATCTCCGGCACCAGAGGACGAGATTCCGCGCCTCCGTGTCTGGCCGAACGGCCTGCGATGTGAGCCGCCCGCAGTTCGGGCAGACAATCAATCCGTTCTTTGTGTCTAGTTTAGCAGTCTTTGTGCTGTTTTGCAATACTTTTCACCCTCTTTTCTGCGTTTGTCACTAAAAAGCCATTAGGTTACAAGTAATGTCGCGCGCACGCGCGCACGCGATTCCTTATGCCTCGATCCAGCTCGCCACCCGGTAGCTACCAAATTGACTTCCGCCGGTCCGCACCTGTGGGAGCATCGCGTCGAACGGTATCGTAATCGCATCGCTCTCGTCGAGCCACACCTCCGGCGGCGGCAGCTTCGCGCGCAGACTGCGCGAGCAGCTCCAAGGATGCCGCCCCACCGGAATGATGATCCCGTCGCTGCGCTCCTTGGTGAGATAGCGCGCGAGGTAGCGGTAGCCGAGCGCCTTGCCGTGCCGCTTAAATACTGGCCAGTCCGTTACCTCGCCGCACTGCCACAGGGCCCGCACCTCCGCCGGCGAGAGCTGCCGGTAGTCCGCGACAAGGTGGATGTGATACCTGTGCGCCCCGTGCAGGCCCTCAATGGCCGGGATGTAGTCAAGTCCGCCCTTGCCTCGATAGCGCTCCACGCGCCGCAGGAAGGCCCGCAGCGCCTTTCGCACGTCGGCAAATCGCTCCGGCAGATGCTCGTTGTCGAACTCCAGAATGTAGTGCGTGGCGTACTTGCCCATGAGCGCGATCATCAGCTCGAGCCGGTCGGTGGAGTCGCGGTTGAGCACCGTGCGCCGCTGCGCCTTAAGATCGGCCTTGGCGCGCCGGTCCTCGTCGGTGTCGGAGGGCGCATAGCGCGGCGGCATCGTCCCGCGGTACTCCTTGACAAGATTCCCAGCGCGCTGGCGCACGCAGTAGAACAGCTCAGCCATATACGCTCCCGACCATCCCGGCGACCTCACCGGTCATGTCGCCCTCGACAACAGTCTTATCCAGATGCTCATAGTA